CTGTCGCCGAACGGGAAGCACCACCAGATCTCGCCGAAGCGCGGCACCTTGTAGGCGAAGACCTTCTGGCGCTGGGCGTAGTTCAGGTTGTCGAAGAAGAAGTTCAGGTTGATGTTGTTCTCGATCTCGCGGACGACGCCGTTGAACATCAGGAAGCGGTCGGTGCCGATCCAGTAGAAGATGCCGTCGTACTCGATGACCGACTGGGCCGAGAGGATCGAGGACTGGCTGCTGATCGTGTCAAACTGGAAGACCTGCGTGCCGCCGACGTAGCTGCCACGGATGAGGCTGTCAGCCGACCAGAACAGGCCCGAGGGGCTGTTGCCGGGGCCGCCGCGCAGGGGCATAGCGCGGACGATCTTCTGCCCGGTGATGTAGGCGTTGCCCGCCCCTGAGCTGGTGTAATCCGCCGGGTTGTTCGGCACCGACCACGCCACGTAGCCGTCGTTGCCGAAGGCGAAGGTGTAGGGCGGCAGCGTTACGACACCGCCGGTGCAGTTGAAGTTGCCGGGCTTGTTGAGCGAAGGCACGGCGGTCAGGGCGCTGGTGCCGAGGAGGTCGCCCACGAAGATCTCGCCGCCGTCCGCGTTGCAGATGCAGTTGAGGTTCGGGGCGACCTGCGCGACGATCTGGTTGCCGTTGGTCGTGTCGTAGCTAATCGCGAACTGCCACAGGTTGCCGTCATTGGCCGTAAAGCCGCTGCTCGGCGTGCGATCGGTGATCACACTCGTATTGTACGAGCCGTCGATGTAGAAGCGCTCGACCTTGTTGGCGGACCCTGCGTGGACGTAAGTCAGCAAGTCCTGCGTGTATTCGAGGAGCGTGCGCGGCAGGCCCTGCAAGAACTTGTTGATCGAGCGGTAGCCGCCGATCTTGCGCGGCAGGCCGCGCTGGAAGCGCACCCACTGACCGTCCACGTACTGGTCGCCCTCAAACCGGGTGCCATCCCGCTTGATGCCGGGGGCGGACTTAATCTGGACGATCTGTTCAGCCATTAGATCACCGAAGCCTCAAGAGTAATCGTCGCGGTATCGAGTACGGTGGTCGTGCCGATGCGCCGGATTTGGACTGTGAAAATGCAGGTCGTGGACTGGCCCGAAACGCTTTCTTGGAGATACCAGTAGCGGGTGCTCGACAGCGCCACCCACGTCCCTGTAGCAGCGCCCCCCGGCGTGAGGGAGCCGCTGGTAACCGTTACGTAGGCTTCGTAGTTAGGCGCTTGGCTAGTCGGCGTGCACCACTGTTCGAGGTTAACAGGATTGATACCGCCGATCTCGGTAGACTGCTCGACCTGCCCTCCAGCCGTCAGGAAGTAATACGCGTTGGCGTCCGAAACATCGAGGTCGGAGATGGTGTGATCCGTGATCGAGATTACGGTATTGCTGGTGCCGTAAAAGTTCTGGATGCTGATCGTACCGCTCGACGGAACCGCGCCATAAGTGCCCGTGGTACCGGCAGGGACGTAAGCCCCGCCAGCGTAATACTCGCTCAGCGAGATCGGGTTGCTGCCCCCGAACTCGGTCTGGATGTCGTTGAGCGACAGCGGGCCGCTGGACGGGAGCGTCATTACTTCACCTTAACCGCTTGCTGGCGCAGTTCGTTGAGATCAGCGCGAAGCTCCTTGATGGCTTCGACCATCAGGCCCATCAGGTTGCCATAGGCCACCGACAGATGGTCGCCTTCGACAACCGCCTCGGGCAGCACCGCCTGCACGTCCTGAGCCAGAAGACCGGTCTGACGGTCTCCGGTGTCGATCCGGGTGAAGGTGTAGCCAGCCAGCTTCTCAACCTTGTCCAGCGCGCCCTCGATCCGGGTCAGATCGGTCTTGAGGCGAGCATCCGAGTAGGCCGTGACGTTGCCGCTGGCAGTAATGCTGCCCGAGGCCGTCAGGTTGACCATGCTGTAGCTGTTGGCGCTGTTGAGGGCGTTGGCCGTCGAGGCGGTCGCAGCGGTGCCGCTGATGTCGATGCCCCACGTACCCGATGCGCCCGAGCCAGTGGTCGAAGGGACCGACAGGTTAGTGCGAGCGCCTGCGGCGGTCGAAGAGCCGGTGCCGCCGTTACCGACCGCGACAGTGCCGGTGAGCTTGGAGGCAGCCAGCGACGCGATCCACGTCGGGTCAGAATAGCTGCTGGTCGTTACGACGCCGTTGTTGACGGTAGCAGCGTTGCCGCTGATGTTGATGCCCCAAGTGCCAGTAGCGCCAGAACCGCCGGTCGAGGGCACGTCGAGCGCGGTGCGTGCGCCCGCTGCGGTTGTTGCACCGGTGCCGCCGTTCGACACGGCCAGTGTACCGGCGAGCGTCAGTGTGCCGCTGCTGGTCACCGGGCCGCCCGAGAACGACATACCAGTCGTGCCGCCCGAGGCGTTGACCGAGGTCACCGTGCCGCTCGACGAGGTGGCCGCGATTGTGATTGTCCCGTTGCCGTTCGTGATCGAGATGCCCGACCCGGCGGTCAGCGTGGCCTTGCTCAGGCTGCTGGTAAAGCTGTTGCCGATAAGAAGCTGGCCGTCGGTGTAGGTCGTCTGGCCCGTGCCGCCGTTGGCGACAGCGACGGTGCCGCTGACGTTCCCCGCGTTACCGCTGATGTTGCCGCTGATCTTCGAACCAGCCAGCGCGGTGATCCACGTCGGGTTGGAGTAAGCGCCGCTGGTGTAAACGCCGTTCGTGACCGTCGCGGAGTTGCCGCTGATGTCGATGGCCCAAGTACCGCTAGCGCCAGAACCCGTGGTCGAGGGAACGCCGAGTGCGGTACGCGCGCCCGCGTCAGTCGTAGCGCCGGTGCCGCCGTTGGCGATGGCCACGGTGCCGTTGACGTTCGCGGCGTTGCCGCTGATGTTGCCGCTGATCTTCGAACCTGCGAGGGCCGTGATCCAGCTCGGGTTTGAGTAGACACCGGTGGTGTAGACACCGTTCGTCACGGTGCCTGCGTTGCCGCTGATGTCGATAGCCCAAGTGCCGCTGGCCCCCGAACCTGTGGTCGAGGGGACGCTCAGCGCAGTGCGCGCGTCGGCTGCGGTGGTCGCGCCGGTGCCACCATTCGCCACGGCGAGAGTGCCGCCGATCGTAAGCGTGCCGCTGGTGGTGATCGGGCCGCCGCTCAGGGTCAGACCAGTCGTGCCGCCAGAACCCGAAACGCTGGTCACCGAGCCGCCGCCAGACAGCGACGTGATGGTGATCGTGCCGTTACCATTGGTAACCGAGATCCCGCTGCCCGCCGTAATAGTGGCCTTGCTCAGACCGCCGGTCGCGGTGTTACCGATCAGGAGCTGACCGTCGGTAAAGCTGGTGTGGCTGGTGCCGCCCTGATTGGCGGCCAGAGGCGTAGTCAGGCCGGTGATCGAGGTGATGTCACTGTTCACGCCGCTGGCAGCCGCACCGAGGTTAAGGCGAGCGCCCGAGGCGCTAGTCGCGTTGGTGCCGCCGTTGGCGATAGCCAGCGTGCCGCCCAGCGTCAGAGTGCCTGAGCCGGTGATCGGGCCACCGCTCAGGGTCATGCCGGTCGTGCCGCCCGAACCCGAAACGCTGGTGACCGTGCCGCCACCAGCCGTTGAGGTGATGGTGATCGAGCCGTTGCCGTTCGTGATGCTGATGCCCGACCCGGCGGTCAGGGTGGCCTTGGTCAGCGTGTTGCCGGTGCTGTTGCCGATCAGAAGCTGACCGTCAGTGTAGCTGGTCTGCCCGGTGCCGCCGTTGGCGACTGCCAGAGTGCCAGCCAGCGTTATCGTGCCAGAGGTAGTGACCGGGCCGCCCGAGGTGGTGAGGCCGGTCGTACCGCCGCTGACGTTGACGCTGGTGACCGAGCCTGAGCCGGTGCCGACGCCCACGCCGTTGATGAACAGGCCGGTCGCGTTGATCGTTCCGGTGCCCTGCGCGCCGCCAGTCGGCGCACCGACCTGAAGACCGCCAGTCGGGTTCAGCGACGTGATGTCGGTGTTCGCGCCGCTGGCAGCCGCGCCGAGGTTGGTGCGAGCGCCGCCAGCCGTGCCGCTGCCCGTGCCGCCCTGCGCTACCGTGAGCGGCGTGGTCAGGCCGCTCAGCGAGGTGATGTCGCTATTCGCGCCGCTAGCCGCAGCGGCGATAGCCGAGCGCGCACCGGCAGTGGTGGACGCAGTGAATACCGCCGCGCCGATGCCGGTCGCGCCGAGGTTGGTCCGAGCTGAGGATGCGGTCGTCGCGCCCGTGCCGCCCTGTGCGACAGGCAAAACACCGGCGAACGGGGCAGAGGTCGTGGCCGGGATGATGTCCGTGCCGTCGCAGTACAGGATGGCCGTTTCGCCCTGATTGACAGCGGTCGAGGTGCCGCTGCCCGAGGCCTGCAGGCTCAGGGTGAACGCGCCGGTGGTGGCGTTGTTGACCCAGTACTGCTGCACCGTGGCGGGGACGACAATCGTCGCGTTCGAGGCGAGGGTGCCGGTGAACTTATAGGCGATGCGGTTCAGTTCCGAGCCGCTCAGCGTGTAGGTGCCGCCGGTCACCGCGATCGTCGTATAGTCGAAGGCAAAGACGGGCTGCTGGCCGAGGCCGATGGTGTACCACTCCGTGCCGTCGCTGACGATCACGGCGCTGTCGCCGGGCTGCAGGAGCAGCGTTGACCCGCCGTTGATCTGCTCGGACCCCGACGGGTCTACGGTCAAGTCGCCCTGTCCAGCATTACGCACCTGCACAAACCAGCCGTCACCCGCCGCGACGGCGGTTGGCAGGTCGATGGTGCCCAGACCGCCCGTCCACACGAAGGTGCTGGCCCGGTCGGGAGCGGTCAGGCTGTAGGGCGTCGTCGAGAAGTCGATCACCGGATAGTTCTGGGCGAGCGTCGAGCCGGAGGCCATGAGGCCCGCGCCAGCCAGCGCGGCGGCCTGAGCCTGTGCGGTAGCGGCCCCATAGCGGAAGGTGCGCCACGTACCGCCGATCGTGTCGTTGTCGATCAGGTAGGTCTGCCACTGCTCGCCCGGCCCGATGCTCAGGATCGCGTTGCCGTCGGCCTTGTCCACCGTGATGGTGTCCGGGCCGAGGTTGTTGAACAGGATCGTGGTGCCGACGCTGACCGAAAGGGCGCTCGACAGGGTGATCGTGTACGGGCCGCTCGGGGTCACGTCGATAATGCGAGCGACCACGTTCGAGCTGTTGCTATCCTGCGGCCACTCCAGAACGGTGTCCGCGTCGAGCGCCAGTGCGAGGTAGGAGACATCCGACGGGTAAATGGTGTTCCCGCCGAAGACTTGGGTGAAGCTGCTGGACATTCTTTAAGCCTCCTTGCGCACGGCGCTGCGGTCGAGGATCTTGGCCAAGTCCTCGCCGTTAAGCATGGCCGCCGCGCGATCGTACATGTTCTGCCAAACGGGGATGCGCTCGTCGTTCTTCAGGAACGGCGTGGCCTCCAGCAGCGTGCCGTAGAGAAGGATCTCGGGCGCGTTCTCGGTGAGCCAGTTCGTCTCGTACTCCTCGTCGAGGAGCGCCGGGAGCTGGTAATACAGGATCTCCAGCGGGTAGGCTGCGTCGGGCGTCGGCGCGATCAGCCAGTGATTGTAATCGTAGTCGCTGTAGAAGACCGGCTCGCCCGTCTGGGTGGCGTCCGGCCAGTACGAGCGCAGGTATTCGTAGCTGCGCGAATAGATGCTCTTGCGCTGCTCGTAGTCTGCGCCGGTGCCCAGCGTGAACGAGACCGTGTCGCGCCAGCGGTCGGGCTTTGCCACGACTGACTGGCCCGGCGCGAGGTTGGTCACGACGACGTTGATGAAGCCTTGGATCTTCAACTCGCGGGCGATGCGGCGCTCGGCGAGGTTGATCAGGCGCGGGATCTGCTCAAAAACGACGGGGTCCGACGCGTAGGTCGCCCCGCGCTCAAGATAGCGCTGAACGTCCTGCTTGAGGGTCGTGAAGGTCATCCCGGTGGCCATGGCGGCTCCTTATAGCACAGCGTGGTGTCAACCACCAAGGAGTTGAGACCCCGCCGCAGCGATTGCGGCGATGGTCGCGAGCACCCCTGCCAGCTTGGCCTTCCAGCCTGCCTTCGGCGCGTCGCTCTCCATGGGGAGGATCTTGTTGGCGGCACCGCCGAGGAGTTTGTCCTTGGCGACGTTTCCGATCAGTTTCTTCAGGTCCATGAGGCCCTCCTTAAAGCCAAGTAGCGTACTTCTTGGTCTTCATCTTGCGGTCATCGAGGCCATGCGTGCCCCCATTAATCCGCTTCGTGAGCTGCAGGATGGCAGCGTCATTGATGCCCTGATCGCAGATGCCCCAGAGCTTGTTCTTGTCGAAGAACCACAGGGCGCTCTCAAAGCACAGTTCTCCGGCAACGAGGTCCGGGTTGTCCATGACATCCGGGCGGTTGATGTACTTGGAAAACTCAAAATAGTTAGATTTTCCAGTGAGTTGGAGGGCACCCCTGCCACGAAACTTCCAGCCATCCCCCGAGGCTTCGTCGCCGTTACCCATGCGGTTGGCGTAGACGCGGTTGGCGATCTTTTGAGGCTGACGCTCGTAGGCACGAGCCAGAGCCTCGGTGGGGAAGTACTTGCGGAAGATGCCCAGCAGGCCCTTCGCGCCGTAGTTGAGGTTCTCACTGAACGCCTTGAAGTTGCCGCTCTCATGTGCCGTCTGGGCGAAGAAGTGGGCGGCGCGGCTGTTGTTCAGCTTGTAGTAGCGGGCGGCAGCCTTGAGCGTGCCGGGGCCAAAAGCCCCGTCAGCCGTGACGCCGATCTTCTGCTGAAGGTTTACGAGGCTCATTGGTTGGGGTTCCTCCAATCGGGGAAATCATTCTCGTCGACCACGCCGTCGCCGTTGGCGTCGTAGCGCAGGTCATTGCGGTACTTCTCCCACGGGGCCATGTCGTCATCGTCGTCATCGTCGTCTGCCAGAACCGGCTCGTCCTGAGTGACAAGCGGCGCTGCCTGAACCGGCTGAGCGACAACGGTCTCTTCGGACAGGTCCGGGCCGACCGAGCCGCCGGTCAGCGGTTCCGGTTCAACCGGCGCGGGTTCTTCCGGCTTCGCGTCGCGGGCATTAGCGTTAAGGCTCAGGCCGCCAAGCAGACCGACGAAGGCACCGACAATCGTGTTGAAGGCGGGGCCGATGATCTCGAACACCTTCTCGCTGTCCACGATGTCGTTCGAGACGAACATGCCCGCGACCATCGCGGCCACGACGACGAGAATGACCATGGCCAGCGTCACGACGGCCATGCGGATCGTGAACTCAATCGTGTCCTCGATCCCGTCTTGCTTGCTTTCAAACTTATCCCAGAAGCTCATCCTCAGTCCTTTCCGGCCAGCGGGTTCGCCAGCGTCTGCTGAATGCGGTTGTTGAGCTGGCCTTCCAGCTCCTTGATCCGACGCTGCTGCTCTTGGTCCTGTTGCCGAAGCTGGTCAAGAATAGCACGTTGCGACTGCATAGTCATGTTGTCGCTCGCGCGCACGCTCCCAGCCACCGCATCGACGGTCTGGCGGGTGCTGGTCACGCTGCTGCTGATCGAGCCGGTCAAGTAATTGAGCGCCTCGGCGTTGCCCTTGGTCAGCCGCTCAACGCTGGTCACGCGCTCGTCGAGCACGCTGATGCGTTCGTTGATGCCCGACAGGTCTGGCGGCACGTAGGCAGCCGTCACCTCCTGCATCGTCAGGAACTGCTGGTAGACCTGAAAGCCAGCCCAGAGCGAGCCGACAACGGTCGATACGGCGGCGAAGATCATGGCGATCTTACCGCTGCTCAGGTTACCAATCTTGAAGCTGAAGCCGCTCTCGTCAAACGCGACCTGCGGCTCTTCCTTCTCATCGCTCATACTGGGCATCCACCATTTGCTGCCACTTCGAGTTGTTCACGCTCGTCATGCGGAACATCTCAAAGTTCGCGTCTCGAAGTCTCCGGTTGCGGTATATATCACGGATTGCGTAAAAGTCAGGTCGATCTTGCAGCGAGACCTGCGTGTAGGCCGAGAAGCCCGGCACGTTCGCGATCGCGGCAATCGTCTCGCCCTGCCCCTCGGCCATTTCGTTGGCCGTGGGCTGCTGATCGACCGCCATCTGCGGAGCGGGCGCAGAGAGCGTGTTCAGCACCTCCAGCGTGTTTGCAGCCGACGTGGCGCTGCTGGAGGGCGAGGGGACGGTCTCAAACGCTGCGGCAAATGCGCCCGGAGCAGAGCTTGTCTGGCCTAGCCCCACGACCGCCGTGACGCTTCCGGTAGCGCCCGGCAGTAGGCCATCGGGCACCGCTAGCGCTAGGGCGGCGCTCTCTGGCCCCTGCGCGGAAGCAGGCCCAGACGAGGGCGCGGCTAGCGCAGCAACCTGATCCGGGCTGAGCCTCTCGGCAGCCACTAACTCAGCCACGCGTTCGGTCACCGATACCTGTTCCTCTACGGTCTCAACGACGGCGATCTCTTGCGCGGGTTCTTCGACCGTTGCTGCGGCCACCTCGGCCTGATCCGCCTGTACGTCAGCGGCGTATGCTTCTTGGATCGTGCCGACGGTCGGCGTTGTGATAGTCTGCACAGGCGCGATCATCTGGGGCGGGCAGCTCGGGTCCATCGGCGTGACTGCGCAGTCAACGGTCACGACTGGCTCGGGGGCTTTCCACGACAAGAGACCTGACTGGTTCTTGAGAAACTGCGGGTCGCGCCCGTAGAAGAGCTGGATGTTGTCGCCAGCCTCTGGCCCAGTGATCCCGGCGGTCGCGTAGTGGTACGTCAGCGGCGGCATCAGGCCGTAGTTGAACTGGATCTTGTTGTCGTCGAACAGGCCGATCTCAAAGGTGTACTGGTTCTGCGTGCCGTATTCGTTCGTGCCGTACCAGCCGAAGAGGATCGAGCCTTCTCCGCGCTTGTAGTAGGGGTTGCCGCCGTAGCTGACGAGGTCGGTCCACAGGGCGTAGATCGTGTTGCGGGGCGCTTGCTCGATCGGCGCGCCGTTGCAGCACAGGTTGGCCGATGTGCCGAAAGACACAAAGCCGTTGGACGAGACCCACGCGCTGGTGAAGGTCTGGCCCCAGTAGGTGAACTCAAAGCCCAGATCGACCTTAGCCGTGGCGTCGTCGCCAAGATAGAGCGGCGTGGCCGTGTTGGGGCTGCCGTTGATCTGTGACGGGATCAGCGCCGGTTCGTAAGTCTGTGCGAGGGCTGGGACGGCCAGCGCGAGGAGGCTAGCGCTTACGCTTCGCGTCAGGGCGCGCATCGGCGTTCTCCTCCCACGCGGCGGTGGCCTCCGCGCCGATCTTGCCCATGTAGGGGCACGGCGTGCCCGCCATCTCCATGGAGCGGAAGACGCGCTCGTCCTGACACAGGAGGCTGACCGCAGCCACGCGCATGCCCATGTCGTAGAGGGTTTTGGAGAGCTTGATGCGCTCGCAGTTCTGGTCGCGCACGGACTTCCCGCCCGAGATGCCAACGATCTGGGTCTGCACTGCGCCAGACACGCCTGTCGTGCATAGGTCTTGGCTGTAGCTCATGATGGTCGGCGCGATCGCGGAAGGCGGCGGCGACTTCAAGTTCTGGTCAATCACCTGACGCGAGACGTTCTCGCTGTAGCTGGTGGACTTGCTGTCAGAGACGTTGACGTTGTTGTTCTGGTTGACGTTGTTCGTCGTCGAGGTGCTGCTGATCGTCGAGTTCGACACGTCGGTGTTGAAGTTCCGGTTCGTGTTGTCCGACGTCGAGGTGCTCGTCGAGGTATTCTGGTTGATGTTGGTCATCGTCCCAGAGTTCACGTTGGTGTTCTGGTTGATGTTGGTCATCGTCCCAGAGTTCACGTTGGTGTTCTGGTTAATGTTGGTGTTGGTCGAGGTGCTGGTGCTCGTCGAGGTGTTGTTGTTGGTATTGGTGCTGGTAGAGGTGCTATTCGTCGTCGTGTCGTAGACGTAGTTCGTCGCTTGCGCGAGGGCGAGCGTCGGGGTCAAAGCGAGTACGATGGCGACGTAGCGGATCATCCCTTATCTTCCTTCTGCTCAAGACGCTTGAAGATGCCGCCGAGGGTCACATCGACCCGGTCGAACCCGGCCTTCATGTCGCTGCGGACTTCCTTCATGGTTTCGCGCATCTCGCGCATACCCTCGCGGAAGTCATCCTTGCGGACGTAGACCTCGGGCAGGTCGCGTTCGATCTGCTTCACGTCCGTGCGCAAGTCTTTGACGGCGTCCCAGACGATCTTCATGATCCATCCGATCGCCGCGCCGAAGGCCGCGAAGAGCCAGTTGATCAGGTCTTGGCTCACTTCAGGTTTTCGAGCTTGTAGATGGTCCGGAGGTACACGTCGGTGACGCCGTCGATCAGGTTGCCGATCGCGCGATTGCCGCCGCAGATGTCTTCGTGGTTCTCTTCGATCCACTCTGCGTCGGCCTTCAGCACCGGCAGAACTTCGCTGCCCTTGGCCGAGGGGGCCGGGATGTCGCCGACGATCCCGTTCAGGGCCTGATGCGCTTCAACCAGCCCATCAACCGCGTCGATTACGTCGTCGTAGAACGCGCCCAGCGCTTGGTGCTGGGCGTAGCTCTTCGTGCGCCAGTGGGACCAGTGCGCGAGGTTGCGGGCGTAAAAGACGCGGCTGATGAGCTGCTCAATCATTCGACGGGTGCCTCTTCGGTCGGCTGAAGCTGCGCCTCGGCCTGCTGCTTGATGTTCATGAGGAGGGGAAACGCGCCCGAGGACGTGGGGAGCTGCCCCAGCGTATTCAGGACGGCGTTGACCTCGTCAACGGTCAGAGTGAGAGTTACGTTCATGCTGCGCTCCATGGTAGCGGTGGGGTTACCACCGGCGGGTTAATCTGGTTCTCGATCTGCTGGGCCACGTTGGCCTCGTATGCGGCGACCTGCTCTTCGCCCATAGCATCCTGCACCCAGCCGATGACCTGTGCTTCGGTCAGGTCCGCGTAGGGCGTAAAGGGCGCGCCGCTGTCGAGCGTGACCCCCTGCGAGCCGTAGACAGAGCCATTGTACTCTCCATCCACGCCGACCAGCGTCCAGTGGACGTTGAAGACCACGTCCTGCTCGTTGTCGTATTCAGGGTAGGCATCCATCTGCACGACGGACCATGTGTTCGTTACGGCCATAGCTTAAACCCCTTCACTCGGTGGCAAGGGAATGGCCACCCACGATAGAGTAGCTTCATCCCAGACATACGGACCCCCCTCCGCCGGGTAAGGCACTGGAGCATCCCACAGGCATGTTTCCTCGTTCAATACCCAAGATGGGTACGGCTTCGGAGGAATAAACGCGTCCCGTATAGCATCATAAGTGTACCCGATGCCAGCGTAGTTCTTTCGGAGGCCGGGGCCATCGGGCTGACCGTCCGGGCCGTAGTGAACGCCGCCTCGGGTATTGTACGAGGTTTGGATCCACAGCGTGGGGTCGCCGAAGAGGCCGCTATCAACGACGTCCTGCTCGATGACCAGAACGTCGGTAACGATGCCATCAACTACTTTCGCGAAGTGCGCCATTACGCCGTGTAGCTCCCTGACGAATTAAACTGGATGATAGTGTTTGAACCACTGGTTGTGACCGTGGGTGACCCAGTTGTGGTACCGCTGTATGCAGCAGTCGGAAGGACGATAATGACAACGCCAGAGCCGCCGGAACCCGGATAAATCCAAGCACCCCCGCCACCGCCGCCTGAATTAGGAGTAGCACTACCGCCCGGATAGCTATAACCAGTGGCACCACTTCCACCACCGGCCTGACCGGGGCCACCCTCGTAATCAGCCTGACCGCCGCCACCGCCAGCATAGTACGACGCGGTTGGTGCCCAATAAATACCAGCACCGCCCCACCCGCCGTATCCATAATCATTAGTTCCGCCTGCGCCGCCTGCGCCGCCGCCGCCCACGCCAGAATACGAATAAAGCATACTAGCGCCATCGTTACCTTGGCCCGGTGTACCGGCACCGCCAGCAAGTCCTGCGTACCCGCTACCACCAGCACCGGAACCACCGGAGTTCCCTGCGCTGGCGTTGATCCCAGAACCCCCACCGATCGCAGTGGTAAATCCCGTCATACCGCTGTTGCCACCATTACCACCGTCACCGGCACCACCCCCACCAACTGAAATGGTGTACGTAGTCCCTTTGGTCAGAAGCTGGCTGCTGTAGGTAACAACGCCGCCCGCGCCGCCGCCGCTGCCGCCAAGACCGCTGCCAGCGCCACCACCGCCAGCCACAATAAGAATGTTGGCAATAGGTGGAACTGGTGGGGGCGCCGCCCCGAGCAGTGCGCACATGATACCAGTCATCAGGTCACTCCAGATCCAGAGACATACCAGCGGTTGGTACCGACCTTGATGATGGTAGCCACAGACCCCTGCGCCAGCGTCCGGGTGCCCGTCGTAGCTGCGCCAGTGCCCGCGAGGACCAGAGTGACACCCGAGGCAGGCACCAGCGTGTGGAACTGGTCTTCAACGACAATCGTGATGGCCGTACCGATCGGGAACGCGACCGTTGCGTTGGCCGGGATCGTGATGTTGAAGTTAGCCGCCGTGGCGTAGATATGCTTGCCCATGTCAGACAAGGCCAGCGTGTAGCCGGAAGTCTGCTGGTTCTGCGGCAGGCCCTTGTAGCCGACAGCATCGGCCAGATCGGAAGAGGTGATGCCGCCGCTGGTGCTGAACCGCAGGCGCTCCTGCTGCCCCGAACCGAAGGCCAGATAGCCGGGGCCAAACAGCCGGAAGCCGGTGCTGGACGAGGAGGTCGTTGAGCTTGCCGTCTGCTCAAGGCGGATGTTCCAGACCGTATCGCCCGTGAAGTAGTTGCCGTCGTTCGGCAACGTGAAGGCCATCATACTCTGGAGCGTGAAGTCGCCGAACGAGGTGACGTTCAGCGCCGGAACCGGCCAGTCAACTGTCTCAGTCGGGCTTGAGGCAGAACCGTTAAAGTTTTGGAGCCAAGTCGTGCCGCCCTTGACGTTGAAGCGGGTGCTAGGGCTGGTGGTGCCAATCCCGATGTTGCGGGATCCGTCGATCCGCATCGCTTCGGTACCGTTGATTAGCCAGTTATGTCCGTTGAAACTAAGGTAAGTGGTGTAGCTACCGTTAGTGGAACTAATCCCGTTATTGGTATCCCCAAGGTACAGGTACGCCGTTTGCCCGGAGGACCACCCAGCCGCAGGGATAATAAGCTGCGCGCCCTGAAGCGTCAGTTTCTGGCTGGGGCTGCTGGTCCCGATACCGACGTTGCCGCTTGAGTTGACGTACATCCGGGTTGACCCGTTGACGACGAAGAACAGATCCTGCGCATCGTTGTAGAGCGACGTGTCGTTACCGCCACTGGCGGACGAGAGGCGGAGGTCACCGCCCCCTGCAAGATACAAGTCACCGGCAACATTCAGCTTATAAGTTGTGGTCGATGTGCCGATCCCGACGTTGCCGCTAGTAGCAAACCGCGCCACTTCGGTGTCGTTAACACCGACCACCAGCGGGATAGCGCCGACAGTCTGCACCCAGCCAGTGCTTGCACGGACAGAACCGGTGCCCCAAGACGTAATGCCAACGGAGCCAGTGCTACTCGTAGCGCTGACCGACGCGTAGTCAAAGTTGTTACCGCTAACATCATGCTGGACGTTGATGATTGTCGGGTTGTTGCCCGTGTTGCCGTAGACTTTCAGTTTTGTGGTGGGGCTGCCGGTCCCAACCCCAACGTTGCCACTGGTATCGACGGCTAGGCGCGTGGTCCAAGTCAGCGCGGCGTCAGCCGAGCCAACGGAGTTGGAGTTGCTGAACGAGAAAATGCCTTCGTCGATGGTGATTGCCGATGCCGTGCCGCCGCCAATCGACTTCCAACCGCCGCTGTAATAGGCATTGTACGTGCTTGCCATGCCGTACAGACCCGCATAGGTGGCGGAGCCGATAGACTGGCCCGGAACCCAAATGCGCCCGAAGTTGCCAGAAGTTAGCTGCGCTCCCGCTACGTACTGGATAGAACCAGCGGGCGTATTCGGGGAAGCACTAGAGACCCCGACAAGGAGGCGACCGCTGCTGTCGATACGCGCCCGTTCGGTGCCGCCAATAGCGAACAACATATTATTCTCGGAGCGGATGGCAAAGTCGGTGTTCGACGCGCCGCCGATCATGCTGGATGCCTGACCAAGGTATCCGTAAGCAGATCCGTTATACTGGTACGATGAGTACCCGTAGCCCGCCGAAGCGGTGTTAAAGATCGTGTACGGGACGTTCGCGCGGGGGACTACGAACAGCCCCGCGCCGCCAGAGGTGGTTCCGATACTAACGTCACCCGCGCTGGAGATGCGCATCCGCTCGGACACGGAACCGCTACCGGTGCGGAACAGCAGGTTAAGACCATCAAACTTGAGGTCAGTATAGGCCGACCCCGCCGTATTCACCGATGCGATTGATTGGTCGGTGTACAGCACCGTCTTAGCACCGCCGCCGATACCAAGCGTAACGTTACCGCTGGCGTCGATACGCATCCGCTCGGTGTTGCTGCCGACGTTAAAGGTCATGTAGTCGTTGCCGTACACCGCAGCGACAATTGATGACTTGATAGCGCTAGACTGCGCGAAGGCGAGCCCGACAGAGCTTACACCGCTAGCGCCGTTGTTCTGGAAGTAGCTGTAGGTCGTGCCACCGGCGCTGGTGGCGGTTACGTCAAGGCGACCCGCAGGACTGGCAGTGCCGATCCCGACGTTCGTGCCGTCGTCGTAGACGACCGACGCGGAGACCGCCGAGGTGCCGTTACCCTTGACCAGATAGCCCGAAGACAGAGACGTAGCGCCCGTGCCGCCGTTGGCGACGCCGAGCGTACCGGCCATCGTGATCGTGCCGCTGCTGGTGACAGGACCGCCGCTGAAAGTCAGGCCCGTGGTGCCGCCAGAGACGTCCACAGAGGTCACAGAACCGCTGCCAGTGCCTGCGCCGATCGCGGAGCGGAAGGTAGCAGCGTCAAGCGCGCTGACCGTGTTGTCGGCGTTGATGCGCGGGAACGTGATTGCCGAGGGGTTGGTCAGCGTGAAGAAGTTGGAGCCGACAGTCGTGCCGCCGAGGTTCGTACGCGCGCCCGCAGCCGTCGAAGATCCAGTGCCGCCGTTGGCGACAGCGACCGTGCCGGTCAGCTTCGACGCGGCGAGCGAGACCAACCACGTCGGGTCCGTGTAGCTGCCCGTCGTGTAGACGCCGTTGGTCACGGTGCCTGCGTTGCCGGTGACGTTGATGCTCCACGTACCAGTCGCGCCAGTGCCACTGGTTGAGGGCGCGCCGACGTCGGTGTAGGTCAGGTTGACGACGCCCGTGTAGCCGTTAACCGACACCACGCTCTCGGTGTTGTCGATCTTCTGCCAGACGCTGCCGCTGAACACGGCCCAGTCGCCGACCTTCCAGTCGGTGATACCATTGAGATTGGTGCTGCCAGCCACGTCAACGACGTAGAAGTAGCCCTTCGTGCCCACGCTCGACGTGAGGGTCGGGGTGTTGGTCGATGCGTTCCACGCGCCCTGATAATTGAGCGCGCCAAGGACCGCAGCGGGAAGCTGCGAGGTCGGAACCGTGCCCGCGCTGTCGAGGGTGGCGACGCCGTTGGCCACGCCTGCGTTGAGCACGGCTGCGGTGCCCAGACCAAGCGACGTGCGCCCGGTCGCAGCGACAAGGCCGCTGCTGCCGCCGTCCCACTTGAGCCGATCGCTGTAGGCCGCGTCCCAGTTCGCCTGACTGGCGTTGGTCGGGATCGAGTAACCAGTCTGCAAGCCGACAGCCAGCGTGCCGCTGGTGGTAATTGGTGAGCCGGTGACAGTCAGTCCGGTGGGAACCGACATGCCGACGCTGGTAACAGTGCCAAGCGGGTTGACCGACCACTGGAAGCCCGAACCGCTCCACTCAAGGAACGTGTTGGGCGTAACCGGTGCGGAAATGAAGCTGGTTGCACCCGCGCCGGTCTGGTAGGCGATGCGGTTCGCAGCGCCGCCCGCGAGGTTCGTGGCAGTGCCGACCGAGATCGTGCTCGGCACGACGTGCTGCCAGTAGCCGCCTCCGCTGCTGTTGTACTGAAGCAGGTCGCCGTTGGCCGCCGCTGCCGTCTCAACGTCGTTGAGCTGGCCCAACGAGAAGCGGGCGATCGGGCGGACAAAGAGCGAGCCGTTGCTGGCCGCCTTGACCACCGCTGCAACCTCAACCTTGGCCGCCGGTGCTGACGGGACGTTCTTGGTCAGGCCGCCAGCTACCGCCGGGTCGTAGTAGAGGATCTGGCCGTCGACCCATGCCTCGGCTCCGCCGGTCGTGTTGATGCTGCGCACCAGACCGAATTGGGTGACGTAGCCCCAGCCGTTGAGAGCAATGTCCTCGGTTGCGACGCCCATGACGTAGGACGCCGTGTCCTTGGTCAGGCCGGTGGCCGGAGCGCCGGTGAGAGCGCCTGAGTTGCCCACCGTTCCTGTGAACATGACCACCTGCCCCTCGGTGATCGCCGAGGAGGCCTTGATGCGGAAGTACATCTCCTCGCCGATCTGGAGCGTGGCGTTGCTGCCAGCCATGCCCAGACTGAGGGTCTGGTTACCGTCCGCGTTATCCCACCACAGTCGGCCCGTGGCGCGGGTGACAGTCGCGGTCGTATCGAAGTCGATGTAGTCGGGCGTGGCGATCCCGCCGGTGATGCCCGATAGCGACGTGATGTCGCTGTTTGCGCCCGATGCCGCCGCGCCGAGGTTCGTGCGCGCGCCGGAAGCCGTAGTCGCGCCCGTACCGCCGCTGGCGACGGCAAGCGTGCCGCCGAGGGTCAGGGTGCCGCTGGTGGTGATCGGCGAGCCGGAGAACGTCAGACCCGTCGAACCGCCCGACGCGGCAACGCTGGTCACGGTGCCGGTGTAGGCGTCGTTCGAAGTGATCGTGAAGTTCGGGTAGGTGCCGGTGACCGTGGTCGTGCCTGCGCCGGTCAACGAGACGATCTGGTCCGGCGCAGAGTTGACCAGCGAGCCTGCGGAGAGGCTCAGGCCCGTGCCGACAGTGATTTCCTGCGCAGCGCCGGTGCCAAGGTCCGTACGGCCCAACAGCCGATCCGTGGCCATGGTCAGACCGCTGGAGATGTACGCGCTAGGGGCAACGTAATCGACGCCCGGAGTAGCCTCCGACAGCGACACGCCATCGCCCTTGACCATGCCAGTAACGGTGGTGCTGATCGTGATCTGCGGCGTGGTGTTAGCGAAAGCAACCGTGCCGCTGAAGCCGTTGGCGGTCAGGACAGAGACGCTGGTCACAGTGCCCGTACCGGCAATCGTGGACCAATACGGTTCCCCCGAGCCAGACGACGTCAGCACCTGACCCGGATCGCCCGGATCAGCCAGCGCAAACTTCGTTCCCGTGGAGTACACGACGGCACCAGCGACCGGAGACAGCGCATCGCCGGTGCCGCCGCGACCCAAGGGGAGCGCGCCTTGGGTTTGGGTTGTGTCGGAGAGGTTCACCGCTGGGTGAACGTGATCCCCGCGTGCAGCAGCATTCGATACGCCGGGCGAAGCCGAGCCGAGAGCTTGAGGAGCGGATGCGTAGAAATCGACAGAGAGGGTGCGGTTGCTCGCCAGCGAACCGCCCCCGAGAAGTCCGGCACCGGTCGTGATGGTGCGGCTGTCCGGCACGTAGCCGGTGACGACCAACGGCGTGGTGCTGATGTCCGTGACGCGTCCCTTGGCATCAACAGTGATGACAGGGACGTCGCCGCCGCTGCCGTAGCTACCGGCGGAAACACCGGTGGCCGAGAGCTGGTCGAAGCCAACGCCGCCGTTCGCGATCGAGATGACGCGGTTCTCGGACAGGTCGCCGCCGCCGGTAAGGCCAGTGCCTGCGGCGATAACGCGCGACGACGGAACTGCACCAACCGCAGCAAGGTTGGAGAACTGAACCTTGTAGGTCCGTCCGTTAAGCGAATACGGGAAATAGCCGAGCGTGCTGCTCCCGCCGTACTCGGGGAGCTGCGTGATCGTCGAGGGGATCAGGTTTGTTGGGACGTTGCTCATAGCTCTAGATATTCCTCGCCGTCCTCAGTGATCAGGAAGTAATCGCCGTCCTGCGTGATGAAGCCCGCAGGGTTTGTCGGGATCGGGGTGTCGGTTCGCATGAAGGGTAGGTTGATGTCTTCGGTCTGCCGAGGAGGCAGCCGGTAGGGATCATACTGATCCATGTCCGCATCGCAAACACGAAGACCGGGGTAGTTCGGGTCCGGCTGAAGTTTGTCGATCGGGAACTTGCGGCTGCACCGGCTGCAAATACCGATGCCCAGCGTCGGGTTGCCGCGCGTGTTGAGGAAGAGCGGCATCAGCTCAGCTCCTCGTCAGGGCGCGGGTACATGAGCGCGACTTGCTCGCCCTCGCGGACGGGCAAGCGGTACGGATCGTACTCGTCAATGTCTTCCTTGCAGACCTTTAGGCCCGGATTGTTCCAGTCGCTCCACAGCTCGTCGAGCGGGAACTTACGCTTGCAGCGGTCGCAGATACCAATCCCGAGGTATTGCTTGCCGCGCGTGTCGAGGAAGCCCTCCACCGGCATGGCGTCACCGGGTGTACATTGAGATGTTGGGCAGGATCATCATCGGGCTGTCGTCCCGCTCTTCCTGCTGCGCGAAGTAGAGGGCCTCCTTGGCCTTCGCGTCGAGCATCGGAACAAGGCCAGCATCGACCTCGATGTACTCCATCGCCAGCTTCGCGGCGAGCATGGCCACGATAGCCTCGTACCAGCGCTGCGGGACTTCGATCTCTTCGGTCATGGACCCCACGTCCATGATGTAGCGCTGCCGCCACAAAACGATCTGCGAGGTTTCAGCCTGCGCGTTCGGCACCGGCCACAGGTGCATGATCGGGTACTGCACCTGACGATCGAACCAATACTGAAGAGGACGGTTCGACTGGAAGGCCTTGTTGGGCAGGTTCGTGTACTGGTCGCGGCTCATACGCGACAGCGGGATTTCCGTCGGCGTGTTGGCCAGATAAATCTGGTCGAAGCCGAGGGTGCCGCTGGTTGCCCGGACGCGGAAATACTGAGCTGCGATGCTGCTGTCGAGATCGAACCAAGTCCACTCCCCGGCTACTGCGGTGGGGTTCTCGGTCTGGATGACTTCCCACACCACGCTGTCGTCGCTGCGCTCAAGGGCCAGCGGCACCGACGCCTGCGACCAGAGGACGCCGACCGTGGTCACGAAGGTGGGTTCGGTGAAGTACACCTCGCGGAAGGTAGGGTCGTCGTAGTTGGCACCGGTGACCTGCTGGACCGTGCGCAGGTTGCTGTTCAGGATGTCCACCGTGCCGATGTCCATCGTGATGTCGCCCTGCCCGTCGTAGAGCGGGTAAATCTGCTTCTCAATGCACCAGAGCTGGATGCCCCGGTTGGAGAGGTCCGACAGCAGCAGATAAAGCTGGTCGTTGGCAATATCGACGTGCTCAGAGGTGAGCGACTGCGCGGGCAGCTTGCAGCGCCGCGCAGCGTTCTCAATCACCCGGCGGGTGTTGAACGTCGTCTGTGATACCGTGCCGGAATAGGCCATGGGGTTCCGCTCGCTTCGTTAACGCAGCAGCATGCCATGGCGGGCAAGCATTTCTGTCCGTGGCACTATACCGCAGGCCGGAGCCTGCGGCAAGCGAACGCTGCTCTTACTTCTTTTTCGGCATCGCGGCCAGACCGCCGTGCGAGCGCTTGATCAGCGGCACGCGCGGATCGCGCGGGCGGCGAACCATGCGGCTCTCACCGGCTTCCTCTGCCTGCATGCGCTCGGCGCGGGCCAGCGTCGCGGCCATGGCGCGCTTCTCAGCTTCGGTCATGCTACCCATGCCAGCAGCACCGCGCGCTGAAACGCCAAGCTGTTCGTTGCTGATCGGACGGCCCTTGCTATCGACCGGGCGCGACGAAGTGCTCTCCACCATGCCGCCACGGGCCTTCTTGGCCGGGATCTTCGCACCGGCCTTGCGCGCTTCGCTCAGGGCGATGGCGACGGCCTGCTTCGGGTTGGTGACTTCCGGACCCTTC